TAGGGAGTGTTCTATGCGTAACTTGCAGACCGATCAACTAAGTTCATCGGAATGGAAGGGTCTTTTCTTTACCCTTTATCTTGAAATATCGAAGAAGGAGTGGAACTCCGCTAAAAACGGTGGTTCAACTATCGACGACGTTATTTCTCGACTTCAAGCGATGCGGCGAACGATCTCAGATGACGAGTTTGAACAGCTCGTTTATGAGAATGATCCCTGGTGTTGGGAGTGAGGCGGGTGTCTTTATTATCTACATTCGTAGATAACGGGGACCCGATTTCGGGTTACCCTAACTTCCGGAGAAAACTATGTTACCTCGCCTACTTTTCCAATCCAAGGACCCGTACCGTGGGATTAAACTCACTGTTGCGGGTGTTGCCCTTGTTTTAGATGGTTTGGCGGGGTTCGTAGCTGGGGAAAATGTTCAAGTCCCCTCCTTGAGTTTTTCAAGGTCTCCTGAGGTTAACTGCCAGCGGCAGTCTGGTGGTATTGCAGGGGAGAAGAGAATTGAATCCTCCTCTTCCCGGTGAACCGCTAGACGTCACTAAGCTTAGAGCATCGTTAGCAGTCGGTGCTGGGCTCCGTTTTTCGAACCTTTGGAAAGTTGGTGATTACCTTAGTATCGTTGTCTCTGATCGGAATGGTAAAGTATACTATGAAACTGCTCTCTTACGAGAGCTGGAATCAGAATATCGCTTTATTGTTCCACTCGGTCCGAGGTATCGTGTACGGGTAATTATCACTCGTTTCTTTGGCAAGAATTTGGAACCTTATCACCGTTCCTCCCGGCTCCCATTCTACTTCTTCCCTCACAAACGGAAGAAGAAACGGACCGGCCTCATCCTTGTAAAAGGACGAGGGAGTGGTGATTCGCGGCAACCTGTGCTTTCAGCACGGTTGAAACTGAACTCGGCTAAACCGAGTCTCCGTTACGTTCGTCAATCTGGTTCTAAACTTCTTTCTGGTCGACCGAATCCTACGATTACTTACTCGACCATTACGCGGCGGAATTTCACTAACGGTACTGAGTTTCCCCCTGTTGGGGGTTCCTCTTTCCGCTATGCGAGTTACGTTCGCGGTTGGTCAAGTCGTAATACGCCTGGATTTCGGACAACCCGTAGGAAGAGAATCAGACTGCCGATTAACCCGTACTCCTGCAATATTACTGAAG